GAACGTGAGCAAACAAGGCCCGAAATCACAACATTGTCTTCTTATATCAGCGAATGCTATGCGCGGAATAAGCGGCAACGGGAGGCGTCCGGAGTAGAGTCAGAAATGATTTCCTGTCTTGAAGCGCGAAACAGCGAATATAGCGCATCAAAACTGGCAAAGATTCTAAAACAGGGCGGAACGGAAGTATTTATTGGCCTTACCGGTGTCAAATGTCGAGCTGCAGAAGCCTGGTTGGGTGACGTGCTTTCTACAAAACCGTGGCGATTAAAACCTTCTGCCATCCCCGATCTCCCCGTTGAAGTTGAATCCGTGATCGTGAACCGGGTAATGGCGCAGTACCAAAAGCAATTGATGGCCGGACAGAACATGAACCCGGATCAGGTTTACCAAATGGCTTCCGATTACCGGGATACGATTGACGAAGATATGAAGCTGGAAGCCGAGACCCGGGCCAAGAAGATGGAAACCAAGATTCAGGATCAAATGATGGAAGGTAAGTGGGAAGATTCCTTCGATGCTTTTGTAACAAATGCAGTAACGCTGAAAGCCGGATTTATCAAGGGGCCGATCCTCAAAAAACGGAAGAGGCTCAAATGGAAGAAAGCTGCATTTGGCGGGAAAACCGTACCGCAGGTTGTCGATGATGTCCAGTACGTCTACGAAGCCCCAAGTCCATTTGACATGTATCCGGAAGACGGAATGACCGATTGCCAAGACGGGACGTTAATTGAGCGGATGAAACTCAGCCCGAAACATCTCGCCGCGATGAAGGGTGTTCCTGGATACGATACGGAGGCCATCAACCTTGTTCTTAGCCGCTACGGGCAAGGTGGATTGAGGTCTTGGACGGGGATTGACTCTCTCAGGGCGAGTCTGGAGGACAAAGGAGATACCCTTACGGCGGGAAAAGACCTCATTGAAGCTCTTGAGTTTTGGGGATCTGTCCAAGGGAAATTCCTGATAGAGCGCGGGATGTATGAGGATCTGGACAAAAAGCCCATTGATCCAATGAAGCTTTATGAAATTAACGCCATTCAGATAGGCCCATATCTCATTTACGCTCAATTCAATCCCGATCCGCTTTCCCGAAGGCCCTATTCGCATACAGGATGGGCAAAAGTGCCGGGTTCATTTTGGTTCAAGGGTATTCCCGAGTTGATGAAGGATCTCCAATCTATCTGCAACGCTACTGTCCGTGCCCTTGTCAACAATCTTGCCATTGGGTCCGGCCCCCAGGTTGTAATCAATGACATTAACCGTATTGCAAAGGGCGAAAACGTCAGCTCTATGTTCCCGTGGAAAATTTGGCAGTTCATCAATAATGCCAGAAGTCAGTTGAAAGCAATCGACTTCTTCCAACCCAAGGTATACGCGAAAGAACTGCTGGCCGTCTACGACCAGTTTGCCAAGTTGGCTGATGATTTTACCGGGATACCAGCCTATGCGTATGGGAATGACAAGGTTGCGGGTGCCGGCAGAACCGCAAGCGGCCTATCCATGCTGATGAACTCCGCAGCCAGGGGTATTAAGAAAGTCATTATGCGGATTGATCGGGAAGTACTTAGGCCAACACTCCGCAGGCAGTACGACAACAACATGCTCTATGACGAGGACGAATCCATCAAGGGTGATGTTGAAATCCAGCCGAGGGGCGCTCTTGCCATGATCATCAAAGAACAAATGGCCGCGCAGCGAATGGAATTTCTGAATGCAACTGCGAATCCGGTTGACTCTCAAATCATGGGCTTGGAACGCAGGGCAAACGTCTTACGACAAATAGCTGAACCTCTCCAGATGGAAGAAGAGGACATTGTTCCGAGTAAACAGGAAGTGAAGATCATTGAGAACGAGTGGAAGAAACAACAGGCCATGGCTCAACAGGCAGAAATGGAAAAAGTGGCCGCATAACAGGAGGAAAGCGATGAAGAGAATATGGGCAATGGTGGCAGTGGTACTGGCAGTGTGTGTTGGGGGTGTTTTGGCTGCAAGATACGAAACCCTCACGATCACTGAACTTCAGGTAGATACCATCAAAGAACTGAATAAAGGTGACGGTATAACGGTTTCTGACCTTGTTGATTACAGTTCAAACACCCAAAAAGTTGATGTTATCAACGAAAGCACAGCCGGTACCGGTGTTACGATTGAAGGCGTCCTTCATAAAGATGGATATTTGTCTTTCACCAACTCTGCATCTATCGTTCCAAATGCGTCAGGCACACTTGCGCTTAGGGAAGCAGCAATAGAGATAGCAGACCAGGCCGGAACGGGTGGAGGCGTGTTGTCTGCCGTTGCTGGTCAGAGCATCACCCTGGAAAGCGTAACGTTCGACGGTGGGGCCATAGGTTCTATCGTTAGCGGTACGTTCACGAACAGCGCAATCATAGACTGTGCCGATGCTGATACACTCAGGATCAAGGAAGCGGCTATCCAGATTACCGATGCTGCAGGAACGGGTGACGGTACGATTAACGCTGTCTCTGGTAGGGACATCGTTATTGAAAGCGTAACGTTCGACGGTGGGGAGATTGGTTCTATCGTTACTGGTACGTTCACGAATGGCGCAACCATTGTGTGTACCGACGCAGATACCTTGACCATAACCGAGAATACCGTTGCGATATCGGGCGCATTGACAGCAACCAGTTTCGGTGGGATTTCGTCTGCTAATCTGTTGGATAAGTCGGCGAGTGAAACTGTATCAGGCGCATACACCTTCGGTGCATTGGTAAGCGATACATATACCAATGGCGCGACAATAGTTCCTACTGGTGCAGATGTTCTGACAATCACCGAAACGACTGTTGACATTGACGGTGCAAGTACGGCGTCTAGTTACGCTTCTGATGCGGGTATTACAGCCGTAACAGAGGTAACGATTGATGGTAAGTATTCGGCTGTTGGTCCCGATGCGTCTACCGGGTTAATGGTAGACTATGGCACGGGCACGATATCGGCTAATGGAAGTGTTACACAGGCGTTCACGGTAGCGTTTGCATCTGCACCCGCTGTTACGTTCAGCTACACTGAAAGTCCCGGCACATACACTAACTGGGTTGACAACATCGGAACCAACTCATTCCAAGCCCACGGTGTTGCCAGCAAGACGTTCAACTTCATAGCGGTTGGGCCAAGGCCGTAACTTCTAACATTTGGTTTGGGGTGGGGCGTCTTATTCGTCCCATCCCTTACCTTAAAGATAACAGCGAGTAGGATTGGTAAACGAAAAGCATTCAACAGGATACTCAAACGCAGCGAGCCTTGGCGATGTTCGCCAGGGCTCCATATGGCAAACACATTATCGAGTGGTTTAAGGATTCTTTGGAAGAACAGAGAGACAAGAACGATAGTTTGAATGCACCAGAGGTATACCGAGGTCAAGGAATGGCCCTAAATATTAAAGACTTTCTACGTGAAGTAAAGGAGGCCCGGGAAGCCGAAAGAAAGGGACTTTTAGGCTAAACGGATACCTGCCTTTTTAGCGAGAAGGAAAAACTTGTCGAGATACCCGGAAGGGCCTCGACGCAAAGCAGATACCCGGAAGGGCCTGCAGGAAGAGAGAAGTAATGGACTTAACACCACAGGAACTAGCAGACTTGCCACCAGCGGTACGGGCACAATACGACGAGGGAGAAAAGCTAGAGGAAGCGGCTCTGAAAGAGCCCCCTCCCGAGCCTTCTCCTGAACCGAACCCGGAACCCGATGGGGGCTACAAGTCACTGTTAGAGTTGGCCAAAGAGGATCCTCCGGAACCAGCGCCACAGGAAGTGCCGCCGGAAGTCTTGGCAAAGGGAACGCCGGAACCAGGCAAAACCCCTGCCCCAAGCGGAGAGACTATCCCAAAGACCGAATATGACAAACTCATGGCGAGGTTTACTACCCTGCAAGGGAAGTATAACGCTGAAGTTCCTACGCTAAGTCAACAGATTTCGGAACTCCGAAATGAGCTTCGAAACATCTCAGAGCAATCGAGAAAAACGACACCTGAGATACCAGCGCACCAACGTCTTCTGAACGCTTCCGAAAGGGAGGATTACGAAGACATGAATGATGCTTTGGGTGTATCCGGAAAAGCGGCCCTTGGGATTTCTCAAGCCGAACAGGAAAGACTCAAAGCGGAGTTTGATGCGCGGATGCATAAGATAGAGGAACAGCAACAGGCCCTCGCGGCAAGAGAGGCACAACAACGCCTCTTCGCCGAGGTTGATAAGTTATGTCCTGGGGCAAGTTCTATCAACCAGATGCCGCAATTTGACCAATTCCTAAACACTGTAGACCCGGTGACGGGCAGAACATACAAGGTTTTGGGTGAGGCTGCGGCCAATATTGGTGATATCCAGCGTGTCGCTGACATAGTGACGGTATTCAAGACACAAGCCGGGATGGAAATTCAGGCACCTCCACAACCCATCAAACCCGAAGTGTCAACGAGTGGGCCTCCTCCCACGACACAGGCCGAAAAAGGCAATAAACCGATTCTGAAAGCGAGCGACATTGAAGCTTTTTATCGGGATCAGATTAAGGGCAAGTACGGGGAGATGCCGCAAGACCACCCGGAAGTCAAGAAGATTCAAGCAATAATAGACGATGCGGAGCGTGAAAACCGGATTGATATAGCCGCATAACCAGGTGTTTTTTTGGCCGAAAGGCGGCCATAACTGGTAGTGCCTCACGCTAATGGTTGTTCAGCTCTCGCGTCACAAAGAAAGGAAGGTACAAGCATGTATCCAACTGCCGCGGGAGTCCGCAATATAGCTGCAACGACCATGCGCTACGTGCCGGCGATCTACTCCGGTAAGTTATTGGTCAAATTCTACGCTCGAAGCGTAGCTTCTGCGATCTCGAATACGGATTATGAGGGCGAGATTAAAGAACAGGGTGATACGGTCTACATCAGGTCTACGCCTGACATCACGGTCCGTGATCACACCAAAGGGCAAGCGCTTGTCCATGAACAGCCGAGTTCGTCTCCGGTTAGTCTGCTTATCGACAAGGGCAAGTACTGGGCTTTCTCGACCAACAAGGTCGATGATAAGCAAACGGACATCAAGAAGTACACCGACAAGTGGACTGACGATGCCTCTAAACAGCTCAAGATTGCCATTGATACGGCTTTCTTGGGTGATGTTTACAGTGATGCTCATGCCAGCAACTACGGCGCAACTGCTGGTGCAATCTCCGGGGATATCAACCTCGGTGCGGACGGTGGGACTTCCGTAGAGCTGACTACCGCCAATGTACTCACAAAGATTGTTGAGTGCGGTCAGGTGCTTGATGAGCAGAACGTTCCGGAAGAGGGACGCTGGATGGTTATTCCTTCTTGGATGGCTTCCCTCCTGAAGCTTTCCGACATCAAGGATGCCAGTCTGACTGGTGATACTGTTTCGCCTTTGCGTAACGGTAGAATTGGGATTGTGGATCAGTTTACGCTCTACAAATCCAATCTCCTGACCACGACCACGGATGGTGACGGTGATGCCGCCGCATGCATAATTTTCGGCACCAACCACGCTATCACGTTTGCTTCTCAGCTTACTGAGAACGAGAACATGAAGAACCCCTGGGCTTTCGGGACGCTGTTCCGTGGTCTGCAGGTTTACGGCTACAAGGTTGTAAAACCAGAAGCCCTTGGCTGGCTCTACGCCAAGAAGGGTTGATGGCACTGATTGTGCGCGGGGGCGTCTAGTTCTGCCGCAATAAATCAAGCGGTAGCAACGGCCCCCGAGCCTGAACATCAAGGAAGGAGTAGTGAAACATGGCTACAGTTCATACGGATCAAGACACGATTGTTAAGAAGGGTGCATTTGTACCGCTTCCGGCAGTCGGGTGGATCGAAAACAACATCACGCTTGGGGGTGTTACCGATGCTGCCAACGAGGCAGTTGAAATATTCACCTTCGAAGACGACACGATTGTTCTTTGCACCGTCTTGGAAGTTGTTACGCCAACTACCAACAGCATTACTGCATCAATCGGAACTGGGGCAGGAAGTGGGTCTGCTACCGGGTGCATGGGCGAACAGGATGTTAGTGCTGCAGCGGGAACCAAGTACCTGAGTGACGAGGAAAAGACTTTTGTTCTTGTCGCTGCTAGTGATGCCCTGGAAATCGAAGTTAGCGGTGACGCTGGTGCGGCCGGTGAAGTGCGCGTTAAGTGCCTCATCGCATGTGCTGAAGACATCGACGGTAGTTGAGCATAGCTCATACCTGAAATTACAGCCCGGGGCGGGTTTCAGCCCTGCCCCCGGGCCTTTGAGGGGAGGGACTATGCTACGAGAAGGACATATCCATTTTTCCCCTGCTTATTGTGTTCATCCGTCGCGGGAGAGGCACAACCTGACTTTGAAACAAACAGAAGGAGAATACTCATGAAGAAACACGCGAAATTACTGTGCTGTGCGGCTGTATTGATTGCGGCTTCAGGAGCAGCCCTGGCTTTGTATGGAAGCGGTTGGGGCAAGGTGGTCAGCGCGACAACGACACCGCAAATCATTGATGGGTTTACCGCCAACGAAGTGAGTGTCTACAATTCGGGGACAGAACGGGTGTTTGTTTTGGCAAACACGACCACCAACACCATGACGAGCGCGATTGCTACAAATATTGCCATACCGATTAACGGCGGGACCAGTTACACATTTGACGCGAATGCCCGAGATCAGATATCCAACGTTGGGGTAGCAACCACAAATTCTACGAGCACAGTTTTAATCGCTGCGTACTAAGGAGGTACAGCCATGAAGCGGAACGGATACGCAATACTGATAGCGATTCTCGTTGTGGGTGGTTTGATGTTCTGCCTTGCTGCATACGATACCGG